CGTTCCCACAAGATGGAGACCCTCTTCGAGATGATTGGGGGGCACCCCCAAGAGAAGACTCTGATTTTCTGTCAGTTTGTGGGTGAAATGAACTATATCCAAAGTCAATTGGAATGCCCTACATTCAGGATAGATGGGTCCGTCTCCAAGGAGGACCGGTGCACCCAGTTGGCTAATTTCAAGCGGGCACCACCGGGGTCGGTCTTCATCATCCAGATCAAGTCTGGTGGTCAAGGTCTCAACATTCAAGAGGCTACCAGGGTCTACATCATGGCCCCAGCTTGGAACCCCGCGACAGAGCTTCAGGCAATCGGTCGGTCTCATCGAACGGGTCAGACCCAACCAGTTTACGTGAAGAAGATGATCTACAGGGAGACTGAGACATTTTTGAGTGTCGAAGAGGAGATGATGGCCCTCCAGGGCCACAAGTCCATCGTGTGTTCGGAGGTTCTCAACGATGAGAGGGTTAAAACCCAGATTCCGGTGAAGCGGGTAAACCACAAGATTTCAATCTTGGACATCAAGAAAATTTTCAGGGCGTAATATAAAGATGATTGGTTCCCGAGCCGAAGTTTTCCATGGCACCGCTGACATGACCGCTGGTGGTCTTTCCAAGAAGGACCTCAAGATGAAGGATGGCCGCATCGTCTCTAAGGCGGCGAGTGAGGCTGCGCTCAAGCGCATGAAGGACGAGGGTAAGAAGGCGATGGTTAAGGTCTTCAAGCCAGCGAAGAAGGGTTTCAAGCTTCAGCCCAAGGAGGGTACCGCGGCTTACAAGAAGCTCATCAAGAAAATGTAGATGTAAAGTAAGAATGACTCTCTCCAAGTGGGAAGATTCAGTGAAAATTGCTAAATTAAAGTTAGGCATAGACCCAAAGAGGTTTACCAGGATACAGGGTAAACTTCTTAAGGAGGCTCAGAAAGTATATAGTATTTTGCTTTTGAATAAATCTAAATCTAAAGAATAAATTGAAATCCCTTCAAATTTTGTGGCTCGTGAACGACGAGTTGGTATGTTTTCCATGTGCACCCAAACTTCTTATTCAAGAAATACACGCTATTGAGTTCCACAATAGCCTGACCTGAATTCCTTGCGTATAGACCGTTTGTTGCTTCATCTTTTTTAGGGTTTTTATCTGCATCATAGACATTTGGTTTAATATTCCCATCGATATCTGTATCGATCTTTACTCTGAATTTTGGTTCTCTGTCGGGTGACATTTTCACATTGGAGTTAAACATCGGAGCAAGTTCCTCCTTAGACATTTGGCTTCCAAAGATTACTTCACTTTGTTCGACGACGGCATTGATGATTTTATCTTCAAGTTTGCGAACACTCTCGTAGAATTTCTTCATGTAGCTGTCTTCCTCGTCATACCCCTTGATTGCGAAGTCGATATTGTACTTAGTGGGTCCAACCTCGGGGGTGAAACCGGAAACCCCAAATGGCATATACATCCGGGGAAATTGGACACGAAGGGGTGTACCTTGTTTGGTGGTTAGAACAATCTTTCTATTATTGAATTCATTGATTTGGAGGTTATCGATTGCTTTGTCCATGTCTTTCTAACTGAGTATAGGTTCAAAACTTTAAGCCGAACACGCCACACAATCTGGTTCTAGGCTAAACTGGATTGGTCGAGCTTTTGCCTTTGATCGTAGGTAGTACATACCAGTCTTTAGTCCAGATTTCCATGCGTACATGTGCATCGATGAAAGCTTTGACATCGTGGGACTCTCCATGAAGAGATTCATGGATTGGGATTGGTCGATGTATCGTCCTCGGTCGGCTGCCATGTCGATGATACACTTTTGGCTAATTTCCCATACAGTTTTGTAAAGATCCTTAATTTCCTTGGGGATGTCTACAATGTTTTGGATTGAGCCCCCAGCCTTAACCATGAGATCCTTCATCTCCTTGGACCACAGACCAGCCTCCTTGAGGTGGTTAACCAGGTGTTTGTTGACCACGACGAACTCCCCAGCTAGGGTACGCCTCAGGTAAATGTTTGTGGTGTAGGGTTCGAAGCATTCATTGTTCCCCAAAATTTGGGCCGTCGAGGCTGTGGGCATGGGGGCCATGAGGAGACTGTTCCTCAGTCCCTTAGTCTTCACACGCTCCCTCATAGCGGACCAGTCGTACATACCACTCATTCGAACCCCACCCCCCCACATATCCTGTTGGAGAATACCTTGGGACGCTGGGGACCCCTGGAAGGTTTCGTAGGAACCATCAATTTCGGCGAGCTCAGAGCTTGCCTCCANGGCGGCGTGATACATGGTCTCGAAAATGTGTACATTCATGAGGCGGGATTCGTAGCAGTCGAAGGGCAGACCACATAGGATGAATACGTCAGCGAGACCTTGGACACCTAGGCCAATCGGGCGATGCTTCATGTTGGAGTTCCTCGCAGTCTCCACGGGGTAGAAGTTGCGGTCGATGACCCTATTCAGGTTCTTCGTTACAGTCTTCGTGACTTCGTGGAGTTTCGCGTAGTCGAAGGTCTTGGTCTCCTTATTGACATACTTGGGGAGGGCGATAGAGGCCAGGTTGCACACCGAAGTCTCGTCTTTGTCGGTGTATTCTAAAATTTCTGTGCAAAGATTGGAGCTCTTAATGACACCCAAATTCTTTTGGTTCGACTTAGAGTTACACGCATCCTTGTAGAGCATGTAAGGGGTACCTGTCTCCGTTTGGGACTTGAGAATTGCTTTCCATACGTCGGTGGCTGGGACTGTGGTGGTGGCGAGACCCTCCTCCTCATACTTGGTGTAGAGTGCTTCAAACTCGTCACCATAGACGTCGGAGAGCCCCTTAGCGGTATCGGGGCAGAAGAGGGACCAGTTCCCACCCTCTTCAACCCTCTTCATGAAGAGGTCTGGAATCCATAGTGCCGAGAATAGGTCCCGGCACCTCGCTTCATCGTCACCTTGGTTTAGGCGAATCTCTAGGAAGTCCAGGATGTCAGCGTGCCATGGCTCTAGGTAGACGGCGATGGATCCCTTGCGGCGACCAGCTTGGTTCACATAGCGCGCGGTGGCGTTGAAAACCCTGAGCATTGGGATGATACCATCGGATTGTCCATTGGTTCCCCTGATGCGAGATTTATTGGCCCTAATATCGTGAATATGCATCCCAATACCCCCCGCCCATTTGGAAATTTGGGCACACTCTGTGAGGGTTCCGTAAATGCCATCTATGGAGTCCGCCTTGTTGGCGATAAGGAAGCAGGAACTCATTTGTGGACGGGGTGTCCCGGAATTGAAGAGTGTTGGGGTGGCGTGGATGAAGTAGCCTTGGGACATTTTGTCGTAGGTCTCTAGAACAGCGGGGACATCGGTACCATGAATACCAATAGAGACCCTCATGAACATATATTGGGGGGTTTCGGTGAGCTTTCCCTCTAGGCGTTGGAGGTAGCTTTTCTCTAGGGTCTTAATACCAAAGTACCCAAAGTCAAAGTCCCTCTCGGTCTTGATATCATCTTTGACCTTTAGGGCAACGTCTACAACTTCCTCTGTAACAATCCCAGCCTTCTGAAGTTTCTTCATGGCGATGTGAAAGTTGTTTGGACAAACCTTCTGGATATTACTCGCGATAATCCGGGTGGCCAACGTTTCATAATCTGGATCCGATGTGATCATACCAACACAGATTTCAGCAGAGAGGGTGTCAATCTCTTGGGTGGTAATGCCATCGTAGAGGGATGAGAATACCTGTTGTGCAACTTTCGTGGAATCGCAAGTTTCGGAAAGTCCGTACGTTAAGTTCTTGATCCTATTGGTGATGCTATCAAATTTCATATCCTCAATACGACCTGAGCGTTTAGTGACCCTCATATACTTTTTATTCCACTTTTATTTTTAACTTACTTCCCACACTCGAGATCTTCGCTCCGGACGGGGACTGGTCCGGCAACTTCCATTTTACGGTTAGGTTGGAGGAGGTAGGTGTTCACGAAAAATGGCCCAGTCTCCCCAGCCTTGGCTACTGGGGCATACGAGCCAACGAAACAGGCTGGGGGTTCACATGGAATTTTCTCAACATTTTGGGGTTTGTTGGCGTAGACTTCATTGAAGTCAGCGTAGTCTAACATTTAGTATCTACGGATAATTTTTTTTCGGGTGTTATATTAAATGGGGATTCTCGAATCCATCAAGCAGTGTGAGACTCCACTGAATACTCTATTCTTTTCGGATTTCAATAGAAATATTCTCCAGCGTGGGATTCGCCAGGCGTTCAAAAACAAGACTGGCATTTCTATCGATTACCAAAACCCAGATGACCTGTATGGTATCATGAGGGTCGTTTTCATAAACAACTCGGGGGATCACCACACCAACGTTAAGGAACAGGTTAAGGCCATGAACATGCGGGTCATCGATATGGCGATATCCCAAATTCAAACTGGTGTTTCCCAATACATTGCATATGCCAATGACATTGATACTATTAGTATGCCCCTAGATCAACCACTAAACACGAGTACAGTTGGGAAAAAAATAGATTTCAATAACAAAATTGGAATCAATTAAAGATTGGAGCCTCAAGTAAAATAAGTGATGAGTCTCAATTACTATAAACTAGAAACTGAAAAAGTATGTAAATCGAAGGGCTGGGATCGGGCAGCTATTGATACTGTATGGCTTCTTCTCACAGAAGAGTTTGGAGAATTAGCATCAGCTATCCGTCAGCACAAAAAGGTCTTCAAGAAGATGAATTTGAAAAAGGAGAGGGGAACGGATGTCATGATGGAGATGGGGGATGTGTTTAGTTACCTGTTTCAACTAGCCCATATGCTAAACGTGGACCTCGATGAAATGTGGAATGAACACAAACATAAAATGACAGACAAAAAATATAATCTGAAGTAATACTAATAATGAGTGAGTTTATGCTCAGTGACCAAGATACAATTGACGACGTGAACCCATTTGTCTCTCGCGATTTCTCCCTTCCAGGAGGTGTGAGACAGACAGGTGATTTTGAAGATTTTCAGGAAGTTCGTCCGGTTAAAAAGGTCGAGGCATCTGGCAGTGTTTTCTGTGAATATGGTCTGTGTAGTACTGAGAAAGAGGGTGATTCGAGAACCACCGTCGAGAACATCCACCCCCGTAGGAACATAGATTGTGGGGTTGCACCCAAGAAAATCAAGAGTGCTCCCACACCCACTGTCACTGTCAGTGTCGGTGAACCTACCGCACCAATGATTGGTATGATTTTATGTATAATCATAATGGTGTATTTAGGTCTATTGTACGCAAAACGTTAAAGAAATATGACAGACGTGACATATTTGTACATCCCTGTATGATATCCTGTATGGATTCGTTACAGAATTTCTTCATGAACTCCACTTGCCAAGCACTCTCCTTATTTATACGGGGTGGTTGAAATGTAGGATCTAAAATTTTACTCGCATGTAGGAGGCGAAGATAGACGTTATCTACCCGCTCGTATACCAATGTATTTTCAAGTAGAACTTCACACATCCGCTGCCTCACCTCCAATGTTTTTTTCACCATGGCGTCGAGGAATTTTTCGTATTGAATAGATTGTGTGTTTGACTCTAAATATACCCAATCAGCGAGGGGCTCCGTGTTGATGTAATCTGTAAAAGTCGCATATCGCCCTACACTTCTAACATAGCGTTCGTATTCAATCTCAACGTATGAAAGATCAGACTCCACGTCATGAATATGTCGAGCAGACTTAAAAAAGGAGGTCATTTGATTTAAAGACGGTTTGTTTCTTTAAACACCTAAGTGGCTCCTGTCCACGTGAAAAGTATGTACTCTTCAATCGCTAATAACAGTTTTTCTTACCTCCTCACTATAAATGATTTCCGTAATCAGTTACCCGAGGAGTTTAAACCATCGTGGATAAAGATTACCACAATTACGATGGTCTCGAGCTTTGTCCAAGAAATTGATATCGACAGATTACGGANCACCTTTGAGAGGATTGGTTCCTACAAGATGAGGCGACAAGGATCAAANANGGATGGATTTGAATGGAAATTGAAGCCAACTACATTTTACAATCAGGTCACACTTACCTACCACGATACATACAGTACGAAGTCTGTAAAGGTGTTCCCAAATGGAAGTATCCAAGTTGCGGGGTGTTGTGATCTCTTCGATTGTAAGCGCATCATCACCCAACTTATTTTCATTTTCAAAAACTTTTTGGGTATGACCAACACAGCTCCAGTGGAATCTTTCCGGGTTGTAATGATCAATTCAAACTTCAGTCTCAATTATAACATTAACCTGATGCAAGTTTCAGATTGGTTTGAGAGGTACAATGACATTTTTAAGGTGTCTTTTGAACCAGATAGATATTCGGCGGTTAAGATTAAGTTCAAACCAGCCCATGATATGAAAGAGATTACTTGCAGTATATTCAGCACAGGGAAGATTATAATCACAGGGGCAGAGACCCTAAAGGAAATTGCATTTGGGTACAATATAATTAATCAGCACATCAACGAGAACCCCAGAATTAGGGTTTCTCGAACTACAGAGACGGATGTATTTGATATATTTTTGGGGTACAGGTGTGACCCCTTTGTGAAGGTTTTGAAAGAGAGAGGTTTTGAGTCATGGATGAAAACTATATCCAATAGACAAATTAATTTCTAGGTGTATTTTAATAAAAGATGTCTCAACGACTTGGCATGGCCGATGGTCGATGCTTCACCATAAACACGTCAGCCCAACTGTTCAACAACTACGTGATGAAACAGAACAACATTTCCTTCGAGGACAACTATTCGTACCGTCAGCTGCTCCAAAAGTCTGGACCAGAGATGCTCTCTAAGATCCAAGACGAGCAGGGGAAGACCAACTGCAATGACTGCAATAAACCACTCGTCAACGCCTCCAAGATTTACTAACTGAGCTAAATTTGGTAAAAAACTTTACACCCGTACTATAGAATGTCAACATGTTCCATATGTCTAAATGAGGTCAAGTCGACTCGGGCAAATCCACCGACTCGATGCGGACATATGTTTCATTCCCACTGTCTACAGGAATGGAAAAATAAAGGTAAAAATACTTGTCCCGTATGTAGAAAAGTTTTTGATGCTTCGCAATTTAAAATTACAGTCACAGTACAGAACAATCACACAGCAGTGTCAAATACTGTGTCATTGGATGAAAATACTACAATGGAGGTTGTGGATCTTTTCGATCTATCCTTCGACGGTGTCGAAAATTTGATGGATTTAGACAGTATTCTATCGGACCTTGGGATGAGTCTTTCCGACTTTGATGCCGGAATTCTTGACGCAGAATGAACTACAGTACTTCTCATAGTTTAGACCTGGGTAGTTCCTAGAAGCTTTACGGGGATCTTTTATCATACCCCCCTTAGCGTCAGTCAGAAGTGGACCCGTAGCCCACCCCCTCTTGTGACTGAATACGTTAGCTTTGAATACAATACGTTTCCCAGTTTTGAAGGTTCCAGCCTTCTTTATCCTTGACTCTGGTACCTTGAAGAACTTAGCTACCGATTTTATGGTATCTCCAGGCTTCACTTTGTATTCTACAACACCATGTTGCTTGTAAAAGTGAAAGTCACCCTGACGAATATAGTTCGTTGGTCGCCCAGGGGAAACAAACATCATGACCTTGAAGTAGCCCTTTTTACATTTTGTATTCGCATCAACCTTGTAGACCTTTTTGGGGTTGTCTGATATGACGCGGTTTGGGAGACCTGTACAGTGGGTATAGTTGTGATTACCATTTGACAATCCAGATCTATCACCTGGTATAGACTTCTGCCATCTATAGGCTTCATAGTCACCAACAGCGTACGCATAGCAGTTATTGTTACCTATACCTGTACTTGTCCCCCATCTTCTATTTGTAAACCTACTTTCTGACCCACTCAGGGGGAGGTCTTTCATTTGAAGTAGGGATAGAAAAAAAATATCCACCCCTAATAAATGATCAAGGAGGTTTCCAAATCCGAAAGTAAGTCTGACATTCTCTCTGAAATTCTCATCTTCGTGCTCACAATCCTCATCAGCACCTTCATCCTCCGCCTCGTGTGGAACAGGTCGCTCGTGAAGCACATCTCTATCCTCAAGCCTATCAAGAACTTGACGGATGCCCTCATTCTCGCCATCTCCATGACCGTCATCCGTGGCCTCTAAACTTCATTGTATCCAACTAATTGTTTACCATTGGGGTCTACGAGTGTCGGGAACGCATCCATACCAGCACACGATTCTTCATCGCAATCGATAAACGTATGAGGTATGTTTTTCTTATTCATGTATTCTAACTGCTTACGAGTCCATCCACAACCCATGGTTCCGTAAACCGTCCATTTCTTACCATCTTTTGGTGGCGCGACGGCGTCGCCTCGTAAGAGAATCACTATAACAACAATCAATAGAATCATGAAAGCAATCATATTTTATTATAGGTAAATATTAAAATGTCTTCAACNGAATTTACTATTGGAACTAAGAATGTCACACTCAAGTACACCAGGAAAATGCCCCGTGGTGAAGTTGAACGGATGAAGTCATTCGTCACTAAGGATGGGGTGAAGCTCACCAAGACCCCAAAGTTTAAGATACTTTCTCAGGTTGATGAGGGCACTAAGCGCACATTCAAGATCATACTTTAATCATCTCCGTCTGCGGGGGATTGGCTTGGGAGTACCAACCTCTCGCCGTTTTTTCATAACAGCTACCGCCCTCGCATATGCAGCCGCCTTATTGATTGGTGTACTGGCTTTCTTTTTCGGAACAATCTGGGGTCGCACAAATGTTCGTGGCTTTGGTATAGGTAATGCCCTAATTTCCCCCGTTAAGAAGGGTTTGGATAAAATCTTCTCAAACCCTGGTACGAAAAGGGTGTGACTGGCGTTCTTGCTACCACGTAATCTATATTGCTTAACAAATTGATCACTATCCGTTAAATATTCTTTGGGTAGGAGGGATTCAATAAAAGTCTGTATCTCCAAGGTATCGGGGGGCGTCTTTTTGAAAGAGTTTTGCGTTTTCATCAATATATTTTTGTACTTGTTGCGGTTCGCTCCATTTTCCATTTTTGCGACTAACCTTTGGAATTTAACAATATTTTGTTTAAGAATTTGTGTATTTTGGGTCAGTCCAAATAGACTATTTAGGAAGAAATGTACATCGTAGAGTTTGTGAGAGTTTCTCGAAATCCCAATATTTTTGTACTTGTCACTATTAATAAGAGGATTTTTTATACGGGGGAATAGTGAAAATCCAAAATCAATCATCACAGCTTCGACGCCACCATTGGGAATCGTGTATATTTTATTACTCAATTCAACTCGAATTTTCTTTTCGGGAACCTTCTTAATCAAAATGTTACCCATGTGAAGATCGTGATGTCGGAATTTTGGGTATTTTTGATGAATTCTGTAGAGATTGTAAATAACCTGAACAATCACAGACTTAACCTGTTCCAAAGATGGTCTGGTCATCCACCAATCTTTTAATTCCATCCCATCGATGTATTCCATGTAGATGATGACTTTATCACTGCATGTCTTGTATATGTAATTTTCTGGAACACCGAAGCCCTTCAACTTTTTCGCAATTGTGTATTCCATTCGAGCTGGATTTTGTTTGATATAGTTCTGCAATTCAGCGAGGGTTGTATTATTTCCAGGTAACTTAACTTCTTTATAGGCTACATATCTCTTACCATCCCCATTCACATTCCCTTTGAATACATTTCCATACTCTCCAGATCCAACTTTCTTTGTTGAAGGTAAATACTTTTGGGGTGAACACCCCTTTTTTCCTCTAAGAATCTTCTTGAGATTCTTCTCTATGTTGGACATTCTTACTTATTCGTAAGAAGTTTTTTCTTCTTACCAATAGGGACCGGATTTTTTTTATTTTTTTTGAAAAGGAATCTTATGCGTCAACTTCCTCGTCAACCTCCTCCTCGTCAACCTCCTCCTCCTCGGGGCCTGGGAGGTCGAGGCCTTGGAAGGCGAAGGAGGGGAGCTTCGTAGACTGCTCCAAGAGACATTGGTTGAGCCTCATGGTCACACCGAACTTGTTATCGATGAACCAGATGCTACTGAGGTCGATGATGCACATAACCTTCTGACCCTTCTCGATAGCGTCGACCGCCGTAGGCTCACGGTTCATCGTGTAGGCCTCTGGGACAAAGGTGCCATCGGGCTTGGTCGTAATCTTCAGCTTCATGGTAGATGGGTACTGCTCCTTACCTGGGCGAACCATTGGCTTGTAGAGGGCCTCCTTGAGAACCGCGACGTTGAACTCCTTACCGAGCCACTCCTTAGAGTTCTTGGCGACGGTGTTGACGATGATGTTGTCGAGCTCGGAGAGCGTCTTGTGTACTCCCATAGCCTGCTCGTTATCTGGGTCAAACGAGAGATCGAGGGAGTAGGTGGTGCGCCCAGTCCCCTCGTCAGTAAAGGCACTGAGACCGAAGGGGGANCGCATGAAGGGGAGTTGAAGATAGCATTTTTTGTTGCCGCCAGCGTTTAGGTAGACGGTTTTACCGCCATTCTTGTTCTTACGGAGGTTCGAGAAGCCCACNGAAGCGGGGGAAAGTTCGGAGATTTGTTGAATAGAGAGCGACATTGTTGGTTGGTTATATCTATCTTAGGGGGCTCGACTTTAAGTAAGTTTTTTTGTTGACATATATCAAAAGTATAATGGGTCTNTTTAAAGACTGTGGCTGTGGGTGCAATGGTAAGAAACAGGAGGACAAATTTATAATTTCTATAATTTCNGGTCTTACATTCTTTGTCATTGCCAACCCNGAAACTTTCCGCCTCGTCAGGCGAGTACTTGGTCCAAGTATCGCAACACCAAATGGATGTCCATCTACATTTGGTCTCGTTGTTCACACGATCGTTTTCACTCTCATCGTTTGGGCTATGATGAACGTGAAAAAGGAGGGTGGTAAGAAGAAATCAGGGTGTGGGTGTGGTGGTAAGAAGGGAACAAAGGTTGTTCACAGTGTGGAACCGGATACAGACGTCGATGAACCAGTGATAGAACTCGAACCCCAGGGCCTTAACTCCGAAGGTACACTGTATTAATTAAAACTCTTCATCAAACCCAATATCATCCGAGATGTCGTCCATCTTCCCGTAATCACCCACCCTCTTTTCGAAGAAGTTGGTCTTTCCATCCAGGCTGATATTTTCCATGAAATCGAAGGGGTTCTTAGAACCCCACAGTGTAGGTTGCCCAATCTGNTTGAGAAGGCGATCNGAAACATANTCGATGTANTCGGACATCTTCTCAGAGTTCATCCCTATGAGGTTGCAGGGGAGGGCATCCAGTATAAACCCCTTTTCAATCTCCACAGCCTCTCTAACTATGGAGTGAATGACCTCAGTTGAGGGTTTGTTTCTCAAAAGTTTGAAAAGTTCCACAGCAAACTCCTGGTGGAGGCCCTCATCCCTAGAGATGAGTTCATTACTGAAACAGAGACCGGGCATCAAGCCCCGTTTCTTGAGCCAGTAGATGGCACAGAAACTCCCAGAGAAGAAGATTCCCTCTACACAGGCGAATGCGAAGAGGCGCTCGGCGAAGGTTCGGGACTCGGTATCGAACCATTTTAGGGCCCAATTGGCCTTTTTCTGAATACAGGGGACGGTTTGGATAGCCTCAAAGAGGTGTTTTTTCTCGGTAGAATCTTTGATGTATTTGTCGATTAGTTTAGAGTACGTCTCCCCGTGGACCATTTCATTGTGGCATTGGTATGCATAGAATGAACGGGCCTCAGAGATTTGTACCTCATCGGCGAAATTGTTATTGATATTCTCAAAAACAATTCCATCGGAACCAGCGAAGAATGCCAGGATATACTTGATGAATTTCCTTTCATTGTCATTTAAATTTTTCCAGTCTTCCATGTCACTAGACAAATCTACCTCTTCCGCTGTCCAATTGGACATTTGGGCCTTCTTGTAGAGTTCCCAGAGCTCGGGATACTTCAGGGGGAAGACAGTAAATCTATCGAGGGTTGATGCTAGGATGGGTTCGTATTCATCTTCAATGTATTCCTGGTATTCAAAGTAGTTTCCGATATGACGTCCGTCAATAAATATTTGAGGGTAGGAATCGACACTGCCACCACATAGATTTTTTAGTTCCTCCTTTTCTATCAAAATCTTTTCGTGTTCGAGACCCTCTGCTTCACTGAGGGTCACCGCGTGGTCGCAATACTGACATCCTTCCTTCGAGTAAATAATAACTTTCATCTGTGATATTATCCCTGATTATTTTTTGTGAGAAAACTCTAAGTATGATTGTACCATCCGAAATAAACGAAAACGATATAGTTAAACTATTTGTAAACGAAGACGGTGTTGAAGACCAAATGTACGGTGTCGTTGGAATGAACACCGGCCTGACCCTCGGGGTCCGGTATCTCAATCCAACTGAACTTATTTATAAGTCCGCTTGTGTCTACAAAATAGACGACGGGGAACTGTCCCCCGCACCCTTCGAGAGTCTCATGGAGCACTACCCAAGTGGGACGACATTTAAGGATCTGGAAATGAAACCCCTTGGTACTGATATGTTTGCTTACTATTCCGAGATTGACATCGAGGACACTGACAGTGATATATACGACGAGGGTCAATCTGGTTCCGATTTAGACGATTTCATCGTATCAGACAGTGAAATACAAGGTTCCCCACCACCNGGGCATGAGATGATTGATAAAGAATGGGCTGGATGGAAACCCTCNACTTCAGGGGGGAAAAGTTTTAAAGAAACAGTTGATATGATTGAAATGCANGTNAAAAGCCTAAGTCTGTAAANGCGTTTTTGAAAAAGTAAAAAAAAATACAGTATCTAAAAAAGATGCTGGCAGCTATCTGGACTCAACTAGATTCATTATTACCAAAACAAACCGAAGAAAAGCCAGTTAATATACATATATGTCGTGAATGCTCAGGTACTAAAATTATTTCACCCGAAGGNTTACCAACTTGCTCAGAATGTGGACTTGTAGATGACAGGTTTATCGATGATACCGCAGAATGGACGAGTGGGATGACGGACGATGGAAAAGTGAATGATCCATCCAGATGTGGTAATCCTAACCCAAACCCAGAGCTCTTTTCACAAAATTGGGGGAAGGGAACTGTTATTTCAACACAGCGTTCTTCAACATACGAAAATAAACGTATGGCTAAAATTAACTTTCATATGTCTATGAATCATAAAGACCGTTCTCTTTTTCACGCGTATAAGGACATCGATGAGGCGTGTAACACTTTACCAGATTCAATCCTCAAGGATGCCAAGATGATGTATAGGAAATTTAATAATGAGAAGTTGACACGTGGCGCTGTACGCTTGGGTATAAAAGCAAACTGTATTTTATATGCATGTAAATTGGCAAAGTTTCCGCGGACAACCAAGGAGGTTGCGGATATGTTTGGTATCCAGTCTAAGGATATTAGCCGGACAACCCAAATATTCCAAGACGCTATAGCGGGGAAAACTGAGAAAAATTACGTGACGAAAGCCTTTGATGTGATGAATCGTTTGCTAAACTCTTTTGAAGTGACGAGGGATGAAAGATTCCGATGTAATAAAATGTGTAACGCAACTGATGATTGTGTGGATTTGATGAGTAAAACACCAAATAGTGTTGCATCAGCAATTATTCACATAGTTTTGGGGAGTAAAGTTACAAAGGTGGAGATGTGTGAAAAGTGTTCGGTGTCTATCCCAACACTGAATAAGATAGAGGGTATCATAAAAAAACACTTAGAGGTTAAAGGTGTAGTTTAAAAAATGACCAAGTTGTTTCTCGCCACACCATGTTATGGTGGCCTATGCTTAGAAAAGTATATGTCTAGTATTATTCAGCTTCAGCTACTTTTAATAAAAGAGGGAATTCAACTTTATCTCGACACAACCGAAAATGAATCACTTGTCCACCGCGCCCGTAATGTATCTGTAGGTCGTTTCATGCAAAAAACGGATTGTGAATATTTTATGTTTATCGATGCTGATATTCACTTCGACCCAGCCTCGGTAGTCCGCCTTGTCAAGTCTGGTCATGACCTCTCTGTCGCATGTTACCCTAAAAAGGTTGTGATGTGGGAACAAGCCGCCAACGCAGTAAAGAATGGTGATGACCGAGACATGTCCATGCTGTCTTCAAGTCTCGTAATTAACTTCGGAGCTCAAAATCGTCCCATCACCAATGGATTCATAGAAATTCTCGACGGTCCCACCGGTTTCATGGTTATCAAACGGTCGGTGTTTAAGACCCTAGAGGAGAAGTTCCCAGAACTTTGGTGTAAGAATGATCACCAAAATAGGGATTTTGACGACTATCACGCAGCCTTTGACTGTATGATAGACCCCGTAAATAGGAGGTACCTCTCTGAAGACTATGCATTCTGTCGTCGCTGGCAACAAGCTGATGGTAAAATATATGCAGATGTGAATACAACCCTAGGTCACGTTGGGAATTTACCCTTCAGTGGGTGCCTCAATGACAGGCTTAAGGTTTAGAGGCTAAAATAATGTATGAATTTTGTCACCATCATTGTCACCAGGTCAAAGTCTTGTAGTGTGAAGACACTCCATTCTATTCTTAGACTTAATATTCACTGTCTCCAAAAAAATATCAATAATGAAATTGTATTTGTAAATGACGATCCATACGATAAAGCTGAGATGATTCAAAAACAAATGAAGAAATGTGAACGTATTATTTTCATAGATTTTGGTATCGGCGTAGATAATGATTCGTTAGACCAATGTTTTCAACCCCATGAGGGGGTGGGATGCCTAGTATTCCCAGGTGTAAAGGAAGGTGTAGACTGGGAACTTTTCAAAACCAAAGTTAGAAGTGACTGCAATGAACCTGTCAGTCAGATGGGTCTACACTTTGATACCTCTGTGGGGAAGAAGATTTCTGAAAACATCTACAATGTAACCCAAACTTCTTCACGTTGTTGGATGATGAATACTAAGAATGTGATTAAGAGTATCAAAGACAAAAAGTCTGGGTCTTGGAAAATTACCCCAAAAATGTTTGAAAAATTCAAAGAATGTGGAACGAGGATTTATGCATTTTCAGCATCTAAGTTAACTCTAACTTACACACATGAATGTATAAGTAACATTTTAAACGCTGCCGGTGTAAAAGTCAATTAAAGTTATACGCACAAATAAAAATATGTCTATCGGTAATAATTCACCACTTTACAAACACGTCGTGAATTATATCCACACCTGTTGGAAGAGTAAGGACTACTTCCCTGGACCCCAACCCATCTCAATTGAACGTCGACACTTTCCCATTCTCAAGGGTGCAGAATACCTAGTGTGTGAGAAGACGGATGGTGAGAGATATATGATGGTTGCCCTCATGTTCCAAGGTAAAAAGAAATGTCTCTTTGTCAACCGTTCGTTCAACATGTTTGAAGTCCCGATCAATCTGAAAAAAGTGGCCTATGAGGGAACCATTCTCGATGGTGAATTGTATGAAAATACCCTCATGGTATATGACGCAGTTTTCGCCAATGGTGAACCAGTTTGGGATTTGAATCTGATGCTACGACTGGAAGCATGTAAGATTGTAACCGGGTCTATAATCTATATGAAAAGTGATAAATACCGTCTCAAGGTGAAGACGTTTCATCAAATGAGGGACTACGATAAGTTCTTGGACGTGTACCTCCCCACCGTTACTCAACGCATCGATGGACTTGTTTTCACCCCAGTTAACGAACCTGTGAGAATTGGTACCCACGAGACGATGTTCAAGTGGAAACCCAAGGAGAAGAATACAGTAGACTTTCTCATGAAGAAGGAACCTTCATGGGAAGTGCCGGGCACCGTTGGTGGTCCCCTAGCATGGAGACTCTATGTTCAAGAAAAGGGGAAGCTGGTGTTTGAATCCGAAGTTGCAATGGACTTGATGAATGAACCGTGGTTTGAGGAAGGGGCCATCGTTGAATGTGAATTTGTGGACGATGGGAAACGTATGTGGTGGAGACCCCTAAAGAGGAGGACGGATAAGACGCACCCCAATGGTAGAAGGACATTCTACCGAACGATTGTCAATATTAGGGAGGACATCAAGATGAAGGAGTTTTTAGATTGTAAACCATAAAGTAGAACCCAGCCTCTTCAGGTAATGGACAGATTTTAATATCATGATCGTTTATAAAATGCCACTTGTTTCTACACTTTACAAATGATACGTAGTGTCCATCATTTTGATCACCCTCGTGAAGCGCGGTCGCCACGAGATTATATTCAAATGAATCGATAATAATAGTCTCTATAATTTTGATGTTACTCTTGGTGTCAAATGAAATCATCAAAACTTGGGGGAGCTCCGAAAAGCGGGATCGCGTCGTAGCCACGTTGTGCACTTTACCCTCAGTGTCTTCAAAGTTTTCTAGTACATTCCAATCCATACTCTTCTTTAGCATCTCCCCCAACTCGTTACCATCGGAAGTCACCAAATGAACACTGAAAGGTTCTTCACTCGTTGACTTGCCACCGGGCCAAATAGTTTCTTGAACCTTCTTACCGTAAAACCAGGGTTTAATGAACGGCTGCGATCGTTCAAGGATGTCTATGATGCATAGGATTGCTTCCTGGACATCGTGTTGCTCCCTAGATTTAAATCGTGGGAACTCTTCTCGGAATCTAGATAGGAGTGTCAAGAGAGATAGTTCTGGACGACCACTCGTCCAATAGACGGTGACAAATTTAGAATATACCTGGGTAAATCTACATTCCCCCTCGTATGGGTTTTTCAAAAAGTAGTTTGTGAGAACTGGTGTATGTAGAAGGCACTGAACAGCTGTATTAAAATAACAGGTGTTCCCAAGATTGGTAAAACCCTTCATTACATTTTATCGATAAAAAAGGCTTAAGTAAATGACGCAAAGTATATTTGTTAAGTAAAAATCACAATGGATATTAAGCACATCACCGATACCATCCTACCCTCCTTCGAGGCCCTAAAGGCTGAAGAGAACATCGAGGTTGAAGTTCGCCTCGGGAAGCACAATGGTTCCCTCTTCGACACCAATGTTGGGAAGGAGACCTGGGAACGCGTCCTAAAGGGGTTGAAGAACTATGATGGGTGGGAGTCCACTGACTATACAGAGTCCGACGTGTACTATAACGACAACAGCAACGTGCGGATCACCTCCAACGAAGACACAGGGGAGCAGACGATGATCCAAAAGATCAGTGTCGTCAAGGAGGACTTCAAGTGCGACCCCCTAGATGTGAGGGTGTGTATCGCTCGGGAGATCCCCACCTCTGGGGAGTATGAGATGGATAGGAAGAGGACTAAGATGCGCCATTCCTTCGTGCGCAAGAACCTGAGCATCGACATGACAATCTCTTCGGGGGACAACGTCGACATGGACTCGGAGGAGGAGTCCTCATACCAGATTGAACTTGAGATTGTGAAGCCGGGGGACGTGGACTCTGTCTACAAGTTGTTCAACATCATCAACAAGGTGGCGGACCTCGTGAAAATTATGTGAACCTAATATATGTTAGTCGTAGTGACTGTCACTATTTTAATAATTATATCAGTCGGTATTTTTATGATGTATAGACCCAGACCCACTACCGAGAGTGAAAAACCTGTACAGGTCCCTCCCTCATCTCCCGTGGTTAAACCCCCATTACAGGCCATGATTCCGAAATCAAGATACCCAAAGGCAAAAACTATAAAAGTGGGGAAAACTGACCTTATTTCGAATTGGAACAATCGGTATATAAATTTAATGGAGGTCTACGTGTACGGTAAAGATGGTAAGAATATTGCATTGAAAAAGCCCATTGCCAGTAATACACCTAATTACAAAGATTCGGTGTCTAAATTTAATGATGGTGACGAAATGACACTGGGTCATACGGGAGGTCATAAAGAAGATGACACTCAACCACAAAGGCAGTCGTTTGAGATTGATTTGGGGTCTATGCAGGAAATCCACAGCGTTGTTATAGTCGATCGAGGGGGGTATGCTGGGCGTTTAGATAAACTCAAGGTTATGTTATTGGATGATGATCTACAAATGGTCACTAAGACGAGTAACCTTACAGTAGAACAAGCCAAAAAAGGTACTAAACATAAATACGACTTCGCTACAAAGAAATGGACAATAGAACCCGTGGACTGTGTAGGTAAATGGGGTCCGTGGTCCTCATGTTCTGCTGGTTGTGGTGAAGATGGTAAACAGTCGGATGGTAGCCAAAAGCGTGATTGGATTACACTTAGAAAGGCTGAGAATGGCGGTAAGGCGTGTGTGTATGATGTAAACAAAGATGGATTTAAAGCGTGTAAGGGGAGCACTGGTAGTTGGACTGGGTGGTCGGGATGCAGTAGAAGATGTGGAACGGGAAGTTCAACTAGAAAGTTTATTGTGAAAACGAAGGGTGATGATGGTGGTTCAACATGTCCGGGTGGTGCCAATGGTAAGACTGAGAGTAAAAAATGTAATACCCACGGTTGTCCATCTAAGTTCGTTCATAAAGGTTATAATTTATGTGGTAGGTGGGAAGATAAGTGGGGAAACTGTGACAATGAATGTTGGTCACGTGGTTGGTGTAAAGCATACATGCGCGGACGGGACGGAAGATGTAGATTGTATGATAACAGTCGTCATTGTGGGAACCCACCATGGGATTGGTCTGGTGCTAAAGTACGAAATCCTAACTATTATGCACCATAAATAATATCAGTATACTTTAAGATGTTCTACATCATAGCGGGTATAATTGTGTTTTCAATGATCTACGAGAAGACTGTCAGGTCGGAGGAGGTGGATGTTTCTAAAAACTTCTATCTGAGCCAAGGTATGTCTAAGAAGATGTACAATCGGATGAGGGGGGACGGGGTTTCCGGTCAGGAGTTAAAAAAGTTCGTGCAATTGGAGGATAGGTTTCTCCAAGTTGAACGAAATTCAGTGTGTTCGGGGATGCCCCGCTTCATAGATGCCCTTACGCTTTCAGATTTAATAAAACGAACGTTCCCAAAGTATGATTTTTCCTATCACACGATACATCTCAAACAAACTGCGGAACCTGAAAAGATTATAAACAAGAGCATAAAGTGCTGATCATCTTCTTGTGCTTCGGGCTATCAATTCTGGTATAATTGTCCAGAATATACATAATCAATCTATTATCATCCTTCCTGTAATAGTCGTTAAACTCTATTTCAAGTAGGCTCTTATGTTCTTTACCGTTTCTCCCAATTCTAATATAGTCGGCTGCCACGTAGATTATGCCATCTAGAAATTCCTCCCTAGCCATCTCCATCCAGGAGTTTGTACGGGTCCCCCATGTCCGTGTATCATCATTTACCCGGACACCGTGATTATACTTTCTCAACCCTAGTTCCAGCCGGGAAAGAAGTTCTTCCGCGGGCGGCTTTGGCGACAGTGTTCCACTTCTTTCGTGCATTATTTACATTCATATTAGCTCTAAACTTTAACCAATATTTTCTATAGTCGTCCAACTTCTTTTTGGTTGGGGGGTTCTTTTGGTTCATGGCGTAGTTTGCAACCGCGCGACGATATGAACTTTTCAAATTATTGGCGATACCTGTAACGTTTGCGGTGTTCATGTAAAACTTCTTTTCGAGTTCCCTCTTTCTCTGCATTTTCCACTGAGAAACCATGTTCTTTTTGATGGCATCGACATCCTTCTTGAAAGGGACACCCTTTTTGTTAACCTTTGAAATAGAGTTTATTTCCTTCTTAACATTCCTTACATCCTGGTTCAGGGAAGGTTTATATCTCTTCATCCATTTGTCCCCATAAAGTTTGGTGAGATCCTTTCGGATAGAGTTATCATTGAGTCGTCTCTTCCTAAGAGCGTTTTGTTGAATCATAGTCCGCTCCAAATTTGCCGCAAAGTTATTATTGTTATTGTTATTGTTGCTATTTGGGGACTTTGGCTTTGGCTTTGGCTTTGGCTTAGCCAGTTCATTCCGAGCATTTTCAATCTTCTTACATATAGAAACTTTGGTTTCTTTGGGGTCTATGGCTATGTTTAGAATAGTCGCGACACGGACAAGTTCCTTTTTCGGATAATCGATGCACGTTTTTTTACCAACGCGGAATTTAGAACCTGTACCCGTGAGACGCACATTTTTACCACTGTTCTTAAACGTGACGTTCTTTTTGTTATTTTTGGCTTCAATCTTTTTACATATCTCCACCTTCGATGTTTTTTTGGTTATGTCTACGATACCCATCTTTTTGGCCATGTCTAGGAGTTCCGCCTTTTTGAGACTCACACATTTTTTTGCACCAATCATGAACACGAGGGCGCGGGTTTGACGCCCACGTGGTTTGGTCGCTTTGGTGGGTCGAGCACGGGGCATTGTGATTTTCGTCGTCGTCTTTTGAGCCTTTTTGGGGAATACACCTGTCACATTGATGAGTCTATTTTGATATAAAATCTGGATAAGTTCCCCACCCGCATTGTAGGCCTCCATCATGTCCTTGGGATTCTTAGCTCCCGAAATCTGTATGTTTCCAGATTTGGACAGAATGAACTTATGATTCTTGAATGTCATGTACAAGAAGGGAGCCAACTCGGGTTCGTAGGAAACGTAGGATATTTCATACTTATTTTGAAGTCTCGCGACTTTCACCATGTCCGTGATTATACCGTTGAACATAAAGGTTCCGCTGAGATTGTTGTACTCGAATGGATTGTACAAGAATTGTTGTTGTTCTGTGTACTTGTCTATGACGAAATTTCGAATAAGCTCAGCTTGATTGGAAATATCACTTCCAACGAAGCCCCCTGAAAACCGAATCTTACCGTTTCTATAGATGTTCACGGTGCCTCCCTTAGATTCCACATCATTATAGATTTTCAATTTGATTTGGACTGTAGAAAAGTTTAGGTTTATATTTCCCTTTGGTCCGTAATTTTTTGTGTGAGAAAAACCAGTCTTAAATTGACCGTACACACCGCGAAGGTCTTCGGTGTCTACATAAAGACCTTCACCAATGGGAGTTCGACCAACTGGTGGTCGCATAAGTATGGCTTTAAGATCTACACGATTACCTGGTCCAAAATTCCTGTTTACAGTGGCATTAAACATCCCTAAATTTAACTTACTCAAAGTGACAGGCACAACTTCTGGCGCACCCACCTCATTCAAAAAATTTTTCATTCTATTTTCGTTATTCATAAATTCAGAAAATTCACCATATTTGGTATCGTTTACAATGTTTCTTTCTAGACGGGGGGGGAAAGAAGTATTACTTGGTGTGATCTCAACACCAGAACTTCGTATAAATTCCCTGGCCTGTTGGCTCATATTACTATTGGTGAGTATTTTTTTTAAAAGTTGTCTGAGAACTCCACGGCGTCTTCAGAGATTACATCCAACCCATATATAATTGGCTGCTTGGGGTAGGTCCTACCCTTGTAGGTAACAACTTCGTCCCTGACTTCAATTTCCCTAGAACTGAACGGACCGGCGTAAAAGTCCTGGTTGAACTTGGGCTTCCCGAGGTTGTTGGCTTGGCAGTGTTGATTGAACACCACTATAAACATCTTCTGTGGGACGAATAGGTCTGCACCAAAGTTGACGTTTGTAGACTCTAGGAAGTTCGTCAGGGTACTCGCAACCATCGCCACCTGCTTTTGAATCTTCTTGAAGTAATCTGGTACCACATTCCAAATGTCTTTGTCGTTAAACTTTTTGGAATAGTCGTGGTAGGCCCTAATGCACTTGTACAAAATGATGGGTAACTCCCTGTCAAGCTTCTTGTCCAACTGGGGGTCTGCATCCTGAACCTGTTTACTGAAGTTCCAGGGTAGAATACGGCGGAGAACGGAACCGGAGTTATCCTTCCAGTTTGGGACTTCGTTACCACCCAAGACCCCTGGGACTTTCCACTCAAACGACATGGCAGTCTTGTTCTTCACCGCGATGGAAACATCTTCCCCCGAAACGATGGACTGGAACTCCGCTTGTTCTAGGGCCAGGTCACCTTTGACCTCTGGGGCGATGAACATGAAGGAGTCCTTAATGGCCGAGAGTCCAAACTTCTTCTCGATGTTGTTCGAGAGGGTCCCAACGTCTTCACTCTCGTAGAACTTCTTGAACACCTTGGTGATGAGGGTGGACTTTCCAGATCTCGCGATACCCTTGAAGAATGGGATAACCTGCCACGAATCCATATCGTTCACATCGAAGCAGAGCCGACCACCCATGACATAGGCCCAATTGCAAACTTCCTCCTCGAATTTCTGGTACCTCAGTACACTATCAAAGTAGGGGGTTGGGATGTCCTGCCACCTTTCGATATCCGGGAAGTCATCAAACTGCTGGTCAAAGTACTTACACGCCACAATGGTGGGGTCGAGGCACATGAACTCCTTACTCTTGTAGGGATAGAACCGACAATCGTACACATCTTCCGCGATGTACTGTTTACCAACGAATACACCGTTTCTAAAGGACCAAACGTGACGTCTCTTCTCAATCTGTGGAAATTGGTGATCGACACACTTTGACACATTTTCAATTACATCCCTGAACACTGAACCTCTACTCGTGAAGTTTTTCCAGTTGTTGAAGTCGTCATCCTTCTGTGAGAGGGAGTGTACAAAGTCCTCGATAGTAAACTTTGGGTTCCACGCACGTGTTCGAAAGCCTTCGATGGTCTTAATTTCTTCACAGCAGAATCCCTTGTATCTCCTGTACCCAGACTTATAGGTTTGGTCAAGAGTGTAGAGCAGACATTTCTGGAAGGGGGTGGCACTTTCAATCTCGTCTTCATCCATAGTAGAGGGATCTGCACTTGTGACAATTTGGGGCATCGCAGTGGGGTTGACGACACGCTCAAAGGATGTATAATGCCGTCGGATATTTTCATACCCATCATTTACCTGTTTGAAAATATTATTGACCCTTTTAATGATGGGAACTTCAATGTCGTCCGATTCCTTTTTGTGAACACCAATTTCCCTGATATAGTTCTTCAGGTCAGAAAGAAATCTCCGATGTCTATTTTTGATGTCTTTGATCGCGAGTATATCTATCCTCGAGGGATCTGGGTTCCCTTCAACACTGAAATTATCTGGGTGAATGAACTGTCTGTACCCCAACTCACGGGCGTTCCTGTAATCACCCGTCCTCAGATCCCACCGAAATTCTAGGGAGTCAACGGTCCTATATATTTGTTCCAAGTTCATCGAACGGATTTGTTGCTTATGAAGTTCCGCCAAAGCCTCATAAGTGTTGGGTTCCTTGTCGATGAAGTGGGTTTCTTCCATTTATATTTACAGTACTTTATTCCTTAAGCAGTTTGAAGCTTACTCAAAATCTTTATGAGTATTTTATTTTGGTTTTGTAGTTGGATACCAATGTTGACTAGGGCTGTACACACTGTATCCCCCTCTGGGGTGGCGAGTAGGGAACCCATAAATTCCACCATGTCAATTCCCTCCTCGATTTCTTGATCTTCAAAAAGATCCTCTTCGGTTTCTGTGTCGGATATAATTTCTCCTTCTTCGATCTCAATTTCTTCTTCAGGCTGGGACGACATTTAAACTTGACTGAGAAAAATTGGATCGCGAAATTTCGCAGAATTATTTTCTCTGCCTATAGTACAACAACTCTCAAAATGGCCGGTGGTCTCATGCAACTCGTAGCGTACGGCGCCCAGGATGTTTACCTTACCGGTAACCCTGAGGTGACCTTCTTCCAGGCGAAATACAAGCGCCACACCAACTTCGCGATGGAGAACATCGAGCAGACCGT